GTTGCAATTTCACAAATTCCTATTTATGGAAAAGAAAAAAGATATATTACACCTCGTGAATGTGTTCGTTTGCAATCATTTCCTGAAAGTTTCAAAATTTCTGATAGTGACCGCGTTACATACAAACAAGCAGGTAACGCAGTAAATGTAGAAAATGCAAAAAACATTATTGAAACTACTCTTGATATGTATAATTAGAGATTTCGAGACAAACATTTTCGTTGTTCAGTTTTTTCTGCTTAATTCTTTTCTGCTTAATTCTTTTCTGTTTTTTTTGTTTTATTCGACATATATTTTTATGTATAAAATTGAAAAGAGTTTAAAGAAAAAAGATTATTGTATCTCATCTCAACATGGTTTCTCAAACACCGAAAAAAGACCTTGCACAAAAATACAAAAAGCTCACTGACCGGGAACATATTCTTCAAGCACCTGATACTTATATTGGGTCTATTGAAGAAGATGAAACAGACAATTGGACTTTTACTGATGATAAAATGAATTTTAAGAAATATAATTGGATTCCTGGTCTTTATAAATGCTTTGATGAAGGTATTGTTAATGCTCGTGATCACTATGTTCGTCAAATTAATAGCGATGCTCCTGTTAAAATTATTGATGTTTCTATTGATAAAGAAACTGGTGTTATTACTATTATGAATGATGGACGTGGCATTGATGTAGCAATTCACGAAGAACATAATTTGTGGATTCCTGAAATGATTTTTGGTCATCTTCGCACATCCACAAATTATGATAAAAATGAAAAGAAAATCGTTGGTGGCAAAAATGGTTTTGGTTTTAAACTGGTGTTGATTTATTCAACCTGGGGTAAAATCGAGACGATTGATGGCGAACGAGGATTGAAATATATTCAAGAATTCAAAGACAATCTTACTGAAATATGTAAACCAAAGGTTACTAAAAATAAGTCAAACCCCTTTACAAAAGTGAGTTTTCTTCCTGATTACAAGCGATTTGGCATCGAATCACTTAGTGATGATATGTTTAATCTATTGAAAAAGCGAGTTTATGATATTGCAGCAGTAACAGACAAATCTGTAAAAGTGAAATTCAACGGTGAAATTGTGCCAGTAAGAACATTTGAACAATATGTGAATTTGTATATTGGACAAAAAACTGAATCACCTCGTGTTTATGAACAAGCAAATGAACGTTGGGAATATGCTGTGTCTCTAACTCCTCATGATGAATTTTCACAAGTGTCTTTTGTCAATGGCATTTACACTCGTCAAGGTGGAAAACATGTTGAATATGTGTTGAACCAAATTGTTAGGAAGTTGACAGCATATATTGAGAAGAAGAAAAAGATTAAAGTAAAACCTGCTACAATTAAAGAACAACTGATGCTATTTGTAAACTGTGTTGTAGAAAATCCCAGTTTTGATAGTCAAACGAAGGATTTTATGAATACAGCAACAAGTAAATTTGGTTCAAATTGTAGTGTGAGTGATAAATTTATTGATAAATTGGCTAAAATGGGAATTATGAACATTGCTATTAGTCTAACAGAAGTCAAACAAACAAAAGAAGCAAAAAAGACAGATGGAAAGAAAACGAAAAATATTCGTGGAATTCCTAAGTTGATTGATGCGAATTTTGCTGGTGGTACAAAATCCAGTGAGTGTACGCTAATTCTTTGTGAAGGAGATTCAGCAAAATCTGGTATTGTTTCTGGATTGTCTAAGGATGACAGAAACACAATTGGAATTTATCCGTTGAAGGGTAAACTAATGAATGTTAGAGACGCAAATTCTAAAAAAATCTCAGAAAACAATGAAATTAATGATATGAAGAAAATTATTGGTTTGGAAAGTAACCGAAAATATGATGATGAAACTGCAAAGAAATGTTTGCGATATGGTAAAATTATGTTTATGACCGACCAAGATTTGGATGGTAGCCACATTAAAGGTCTTGGTATCAATCTATTTCAATCTCAGTGGCACGACCTGATTAAACTTAATAATTTTATTGGATTTATGAATACTCCAATTTTAAAAGCAACAAAAGGTAAGCAATCTCTGAATTTCTATTATGATGATGAATATAGTAAATGGAAACAAGAGAATGATAGTCATGGTTGGAAAATAAAGTATTACAAGGGGTTGGGAACAAGCACTGCAAAAGAATTCAAAGAATATTTTAACGAAAGGAAGATTGTGAATTTTGAATATAACGGCAAAACTAGTGATGATTCATTAGATTTGGTATTTAATAAAGACCGTGCCGATGATAGAAAGACTTGGCTTGGTAATTATAATAAGAAAAGTATATTGAATACAAATGAAGATTCTGTTCGCTATGAAGAATTTGTAGATAAGGAATTTATTCATTTCTCAAAATATGATTGTGAGCGTTCTATTCCAAATTTGATGGATGGACTGAAAACAAGTCAAAGAAAAATCTTGTATGCGGCTTTAAAGCGTAATTTGACACAAGAAATTAAAGTAGCACAATTTGCTGGTTATGTTTCAGAACACTCCGCATATCATCACGGTGAAATGAGTTTGAACAAAGCAATTGTTAATATGGCTCAGGAATTTGTTGGTTCCAATAATATCAATTTGCTACTTCCGAATGGACAATTTGGAACAAGATTGCAAGGTGGTAAGGATTCGGCAAGTGAAAGGTATATTTTCACACAGTTGAATACAGTTGTTCGTGATTTATATATTAATCATGATTCAAATGTATTGAATCATCTTGATGATGATGGAACACCTGTTGAACCAGAATTCTATGTTCCAATTATTCCAATGATTTTGGTAAATGGAACAAAGGGTATTGGAACTGGATTTAGCACCGAAGTCTTGAATTATAATCCAATGGATATTATTCAATATATTGCTAATAAAATAAATAATGAAACTGAACTACCAAAGTTGAAACCATATTATCATGGATTTCAAGGAGATATTATTCAGATTGAAACCCAAAAATATATGTTTGTTGGTAAATATGAAACAATTAAAAAAGATGTTATTAGGGTTACTGAATTGCCTATTGGATATTGGACGCAAGATTTCAAAGACCACTTGGAATATTTGATGGAAAATACCGATAAAAAGGGTAAAAAGAAGCAACCTTTGGTGAAAGATTATAATGATATGAGCACAGATACTACTGTTGATTTTACAATTACATTTGTTGCTGGAAAACTAGAGAAACTCACAAGCAAAGAACTTCCACATGAACGAAATCAAATGGAAAAACACTTGAATCTATTTACAACAAAGACTACAAGTAATATACATTTGTTTGATGAAAAACAACGCATGTGTAAATTTGATGATGTTGAAAGCATTATTGACCATTATATTCCTATAAGAATGGAATATTATCAAAAGAGGAAAGATTATATGATTAAGATGCTTGAACGTGAAGTCATGATTCTTCATAATAAGGCACGGTTTATTGAAGAACAATGTGAAGACAAGTTGGATTTGAGAAGAAAGAAGAAACACCAAGTGAACGCTTTGCTGACAGAGCGTAAATATGATAAGATTGATGAAGATGGTGATTACAAATATTTGGTGTCAATGCCTATGAGTTCTGTTTTGGAAGAAAATATTGAGAAGTTGAGAAAGGAGCGTGACGAAAAGAAAACAGAACTGGAAATCTTGAAGCAAAAAAAAATTCAAAACATGTGGATTGATGAACTAGAATTGTTGATGGAAAGTTATGAGCGAATGTTGAACAAACGTAGAATTCGTATGAGTGGTGAAAAGAAGACAAAGAAAAAGGTAAAGACTGTAAAGACATCTAAGTAATTTAGTAAAATAGAATATTAATTTAAACAATATTTTTTAATTTATTGTTTATTATATATAATGAGTATATCTCAAGAAGAAAATATACCAGGTTCTAGTGAAACTCCAGTAATAACAGAAGCAGCTTTAAAAATTGCTATTAGAGATAGAAATCAACCAGGAAGACGTAATATACCAATTGAAGTAAATATCGCTGGTGCTGAAGATTTCCAAGAAGAAATACGTGGAATAGATGCTGTTGGTTTAACATTTACAGGAACATTTAGAAACTGTTCATTATATGATTTTGCTTTGAATGGTTGTAAGTTATCAAATATAAATTTTTTAAATTGTGAACTATATATTGTATCATTTACGGGTTGTGATTTAGATAATTGTAATTTTAAAGAAGGAACAACATTAACAGAAACAGTTTTTGAGATATGTAGTATTAGTAGAATGATTATTGCGAATGATACAGAATTTAATGATGTTAAATTTTTATATCTTACTGGTTTAGATAAAATAATAGATGAAAATGGTGAAAATCTTAATAAGCAAAAATTAAAAGATAGAGGAGTTGAAATTAATGAGGATGAAAATGTTCCTGAAGAAGAAGAAGATATTGCTGGACCTCCACCAATAACAACAGTAGAAGCATTTAACGGTGCTGTTCAAGATAGAATACGTTCTGGAAGACTTAGCACACCAATTGATGTAAATATTACAGAAGGAAATATAACTGGCAATTTTGAAGGTCTTACTATTAGAGGAACATTCACTTATATTAACTTTAACGGAACACAGTTTACATCATGTAATTTTACAGGTGTATCTTTTTTAAGTTGTATGTTAGATGGATGTAGTTTTAATGGAGAAACATCTTTAGAATCCTCTAAATATACGAACAGTGAACTCGGTGGAATGATTATTAGTGAAAATACAATTTTAAATGGTGCTGATTTTCGTGATGCAAACGACGTTGATGAAATTCTCGATAATGATGAACCTAGACCTATAAATGCGCCGGGGCTAAATATTATATCTATTCAAGAACTATTAAACAGAGGTGCTATTCTTGATGATTGGCTTACAGAAGGATTACAAAGACAAAGTAGTAATGAAAGTGAAATGGGTGTAGGTCCTTTTGCTGCTGAAAGCGGAGAACAAGGTGAAAGACCAGATTTTTCTGACCTTGAAAGTCGTCTTGCTCGTCTTAGACAAGATTTACCACAAGGACAACCAGAAGAAGAAGATGGTTTTGACAATCCATTTTTACCTGAGAACTTATTATCTAAACAACAAGTTACATCATTCGTAAGAACAGTTCTTCAAAATACAAATATTGATAATGTTTCTAGTATTGATGATGTAATTACACTTGTTTATTCTATTGAAGATGAAATCTATAAAAATGATGTAATTCAAGAAAGAATAAAAACAGGATTGGGTATTGATTTATCAGAATATCTAAACAAAGAAACAAAACCAATTGAAACGATAATGAGAGTAGTGAGTGTAATAATCTTGAATTTAATCATGGATAATGCAAAAAAAACAATTCCTGAAACAGTAGAAGTTGTTACACCATTAGCAACAGAAGAAATGAAAAAATATTTTACTGTAACTGCTTTAAAAACATTAGGAAATCCATTTTTACCTGAAAAAGAAATTCCAAGAGTAAAAGCAAATTTAAACACAAAAGTAGAATTTAATGACCCAATTACATTAGATGAGTTTAGTGGTTCA